ACACAAAGACGGCAAAATGATTAAAATCATTCTGTTGTTCTGTTGTTTTGCTACATCAGGAGCATTCATCCAGATGATGCTCAGAGGCATCAGAGGTGATGCTAAGGCATGGGCTCACGATCAGCCCCCCGAGCACACTCTGACCAAGCAGAGGGAGCTCGTGAGCTCTCTAGAGTCTGCCAGGTCGAAGATATTGCAAGTGAAAGAGAAAACTCCAGGTCAGTGGGATGGGGTGAAAAGGTCGTTAGTTTGCTCTGGAAAGAGGCAAACACTCCTTGTGTTTTCCCCCATCGACAAGGCCATCTTCAATTATACTTGCCAAAAGAGTCAGTTCCTAACTGATAATTGTGGCAAATGCATTGAAGGAAAATCCGGACCTTCCAGCCATGAGGTGTTTTCTTACGATGATTTTATCTGCCAAGCAGAGTATTCTGAATGGGACCCCAAAATTAAGCAGCCACACACCAGCATCTGTGCTGTGGGCCCCCTCCAATTCAGAGATTGCCATCACGTCAAGACCTCAGTAGAATTTGTCACCTGGGCCATGATTGATAATCACTTGATCATTCTGGAGAAGTACAATCTTGGTTGGATTGAAGGGCCATTCTTCTCTCTTTTCTCTTGCACCAACAAATCAGAAGAGTGTGAAATTGAGGCCTGCAAAAGTGGGATGTGTGATGGAGATGCGAATTTTTGCGCCAACTTTGTTTGCACTAAGGAAGAGCCTGTGTGTTACTGCTCAAGAAATAAGCAGATGGGCGTCCTACAATTATCCTTCAATAGCATGGATGTCATTCCAAAGTGCTTTGGCAGATCTCTCTGGGGGGTAAAGAGACCAACTAGAGCAAAGAGAGACATTGAAAACATCCCTTGCTCTGACTGCTCGAGTGATTGTCTGCCTGAGGGGATTAAGATCATAGTCCGCCACTTTGATCCAGGGCATTACAGGCTGTGTGTTGGACCGCACTGTTTTGTCGGCAATGCTGATGCAAAGGAATTCACAATTCCTGTCAATCCATCATCTAGGATCACGTCAGAAGAATTCTTTTTGTCCGTGTGGAGCAAAGACAAAGGAACCCACTACACCTACGAAGGTAGATGTCCTGAGATTAGCGCATGTCAGGCAGTGGATTGCACCCTGTGCTTGGCCAACTGGGTTAACATTAATTGTTTCAGTAGAGAAAAGTGGGTTGTGGTTGCCTTAGCATTATGCCTAGCTTTAATCATTGTTGCTGCCGCCATTAAGGCCATCAAGTTTATCCTCACCACAGTAAAGTGGATCATGTGGCCATTTTATGTGTGCCTCAAATTTTGCTTCAAACATAGTAGATTGGCCTGTGAAAGAAAGGCTGGATCAGTCCACGCAGCGTATAGGAGGATGGAATCTGACACTCTAGAAGATGATTCTAGCGTGACCCTGCTCTCAAGTCCAGTTTATAGGCCTACCACAGAGCCTGTGCCCCCAAGACATCTGGCACAAAAAATGAAGAAGATAATCTTTGGTGCAACAATTCTTTTGATGGTGCAACCGGGCCTATCCTGCTCAGAAAGTGTGGTCCTAACAGCCTCGGGAGAGTCTTGCGTTGATTTTGGAAATGGAACATGGTCTTGTGAGTTTTCTAGTTCTGCACTGGTGGCAGCTAGTCCCTTAAATCAAGAGACATGTCTAATTTTACAGAGTCCTGCAGGGAAGGTTTCTGGAGTCTTGAAGCTTAAAACCAAATCTCTCAAATTAGTTTGCGACAAAAGTGATCTGTATTGGGTCCCAAGGGTGACTCATAGATGTATAGGGGTTAGAAGATGCCATCTAATGGGAGATTGCAAGGGTGATAGTTGTTCCCAAGTTAAAGAGAATTTCTACTCAGTAGAGTGGGGGGTGCCAATGGACATCATGAAGCAACTGGGTTGGAGTTACTGCATTGAGCAATGCGGTGGAGCTCTCTGTAAGTGTTACAACATGAACCCATCATGTTTTTACTTGAGGAAAACCTTCAGTGCCATAGACGATTCTGTCTATTCAGTGTATGAGTGCCCTAGTTGGAAGTACAAGCTTGAGGTGGAGAGCACTCTAAGGGATGTGACTGAAAGAGAGCATGTGTTGCCAGGAATAATCTCTCATTTCGGTTGGGGTTCCATCCAACTTGATGCTTTTACGGCCCCTCCCAGCACAGCCCTCAATAGATGCTTTGTTCAATCAGGTCAAGGTCAGGTCTTCCACACCCATTGTAACAGAAGAGGCGAATTCATCCTTGGCAGGTTGGGTGAAATCCAATGCCCAACAAAGTCAGACGCGCAGAGAATCAGCTCAAATTGTATATCTACCTCCAGTATAATTTCACACAAGATCCACATGGACGACATGACTTGCAAGAGTGCAATAGTGGATCCTGAGGTAGATAAGCAGAAAAACATGCTCCCTAGCACTGTGGGTGACACGAAGCTTTTCCCAACTGAAGTTGGTGTTGAAGCCATTGTACCCTCAACATCGCTCATAATGATGTCAGTGCAAGTCATTAAACTGAAGTTAGCCTCGTTGAGTGACAAGAATAAGTGCTCATCGAGGTTTGTAAATCTAACTGGGTGTTACAATTGTGAGTCAGGAGCAAACCTGAGGTTTGAGGTGATAACCGATTTTGGAACTGCTCAAGCCATAATAAAATGTCCAGAACTAGGTGTCATCACCTGGGTGATGGCGTCAACAACCGTTCAGGTGCAGAGGAAAGTCATTCATTTAAACTCTAGCCACGTGGACACAACTTGTGAAGTGATCTGCCCGGGGTCATCAGAGAAGGTCTCAGTTAAAGGGGATCTCATTTACATTGCAACGTATGATTCCAGACACTACAATGACACTAGGACCCCTAGTCTAGAACCTCGAACTGGTTGGGGGATAGACTGGTGGTCATGGCTCAGATTTTCATGGTTTCGATGGGTGTGGATAGTCCTCATCTGCTTGGTTGGTGGAATTATCTTGTTAGCTGTTTTGGTCAACTTGCCATCCTTCTTAACAAAACGGAAAAGGGGATAAAAGCAAATTAGGTCTTTAAAGCCAAGCGATTGGAGCTGCACTGCGGGAGAGAGTTCATGACATGGCTCTCTCCCGCAGTGTAGCTCCAAAACGAATATTATATCATTTTGCCGGTCTTTGTGT